GAAAGTTGTGTGCTACAAATTGGGCACAGCGAAAAGTAATGATAAGTTCATTCATGGTGGTGTTGGTAAAAACACATTTCACGCACTACGCAAAGCCAAAACCAAATTACCGTCACACTCCACGCCATTGCCCCACAAACGCTGTCCTGTGCGTTTTGCGGGCCACAACTGCGCTGTTGCGTGTCTTGCGCTCCACCAATGCCAACAGCCGTGCCATTGTCACAGGCCCAGCTTGTAAATCCAGCAAAGGTGCATTTTCCAATTTGGCATTGGTAGGGGGGGTATCAAATTGCTGCTGTGTTCCGTAGTCTGGTTCAGTTTGGTCGTATTCGTTACGCATGGTATAGTTTGCTTAAAGTAAGCATAAGGTAAGTTAAAGCCTGCTTTGGTAGGTATAGCCTGTGTGGAGTGAGTGAGCAGAGCACAATGCCCCCTATCCCCAGAGGATAGGAGGTGGAAGGAACAGCCCGTTTGTGTCGGTCGTTTCGCATCGCTACCAAGGTTCTTTGTCGCGGGTGGTATGACTGGTTTTTCCGCTACCTTGGCAAAGCCCCGAATGTTGAGTGCTAGTCAAATTCGCGTCATTTGCTGCCACGCTTCAGGAATTGCACCCCTAGCCGTGGCACCGTCTCTCTCGTGCCGTACTAGAGCAGGAGCAGTATTCGCAGGGGTTATCACGGGCTGCGGGCCTCGTATCATTGTCGATGATGTCTGAGGTAAAAGTGTTTTGGTTCACTTCTGCAAGCTGAAAAGCAAAAGCCCCCGTTTCTTTAGGACGAGGGCTTTTGGTGACAATGATACGTTGGACTGAGATTCGATTGATGGTTATTTTACAAACAACGCACAAGTAAAAAAAAGTGGCACCACCTAAAAAGATGATGCCACCTAATCCAGCTTTTTCACACACAAACGACCCGCAAAGAACATTTGTTGTTAGGTGCATCTCTGCACCAGCCGTAAAAAGGAATGGTAATTTACGTTCGGTTACGCAACACCCGAAACTCTTTTGGATTTTAAGCAGCAAGGGCTGCTGACACTTACACAAAGACATAAAGTTATTAACAGAATAAGTTGGACACGCAGTTAATAACCTTTCATCAGCTTTTACATCGAGTTGAACGTCATCCAGCCGTTCAGCGACAGTTAAACAAAATCCTGCAAAAATAAACTAACATGAAACGTGACGTTAAAAACACGTCAGGTAATGCCGAGGGCAAAGTTGCCCTGCGTGATGTGCGGTTAGATCGTAAATCCAAGCCCCTTGATATTTGGGAATTGAAGAAGCTAGGGGGGGAGTACGAACAAGAACTTCGTGGTTGCACCAAACAACGTATCAACTTCCACGACCTGTGAAACTTTTCATTTACCAAAAGATTCAGGCTAGTGCTGAACTTGTGATTGCAGGGTTTGACCGTATCTCATCGTGGTTTCGCCTCATTCAGATTTGGGCTTGGACAAAAGCTGTTGAGGAGAATTTGAAGCAGGTGATGCGTAGCAAGACCCTGATGTGATACTTGTCCCCGGTAAGGACGTAAACCAGTACCCAACGCCCCTGCTGGTAGGGGTGCAAAAATATACCAGCAACTCTTTCTGACGGCATTGTGCCACAGATAAAACAACAACCCAAACTGATAATAACATGGCTAACATTAACGATGCGTTCCCTAGCAAGTACCTGAGTGCTTCCGATCTCGGAGGTCGTTCAGCGACAGTAACGATTGCCAATGCTCGTATTGAGCAGATTGGCAAAGGTGCAGAGGCAGGCCCAAAGATTGTGCTGCAATTTGTGGGTAAGCAAAAGCTGTTTGTCTGTAACAAGACTAACGCTAAAACCATTGCATCGCTGCATGGTGAGGACACCGATGGTTGGCTTGGCAAAGCCATCACGATTGCTCCTCGTGAGGTAGAGTTCCAAGGCAACATGGTTTGGAGCATTCGTGTATCGCTGCAACGTCCTGCTGAGGCTGAACCCGTGCAAGGAGTTGTAAAGCTGAAGCTAAAGGCACAAGCCCCAGCACCAGCCGCACAAGCCGACAACGACGACATCCCGTTCTAATGAACATCATCGAAATTGACGGCATTGATACCGTCAGCATCAGCAGCACAGCGGAAGCACGAGCAAATCGTGACAGGCTGATTGGGTTGGCAGGTACGGTGGCATTGGTGTCTGACCAGACCCAAGCTACTGTTGCTGCTAACGTGCTGAAGGAAATCAAAGGCATGACACGCTTGATCGAGGCTGCACGCACTACGGTGAAGGCACCTGTGTTGGAGCAGGGTAAGAAGATTGATGCTTTGGCTAAAGAACTCACGTTCAAGCTAGAGGCTGAAGCTACCCGCATTGGCATGGTGCTAGGCACCTACCAAGCCGAACAAGAGCGCATTGCTGAACAAATCCGACGCAAAGCATGGGATGAGGAGCAACGCATCCTGCGTGCTGCACAAGAGGCAGAAGAAAAGGCTGCTGCTGAAGCCCGTGCAAAGGCTGCTGCGTTGGCCCTAAAAGAGTCACGAGCACGGTCTGAGGCAAAGGCTGCTGATTATGCTGCACAAGCTGAGGCTGCACAGCTTATGGCTGACGCTGAAGCTGAGGCACGTCAGAAGCAGGTGGAGCAAGAAATGTTGGCAAATCGTGTAAACGCTTTGTCCAAGATTGCTGCGAAGCCTGAAGGCATTGCTACTCGTAAGGAGATCAAGTTTGAGATCATGGATATTGTGGCACTTTACGAAGCTGCCCCGTATCTGGTGACGCTCACTCCTAACAATGCTGCGCTCAAGAGTGCCTTAAAAGGGCTGCAAAAGGGGCAATCACTACCGGGTGTTAAACACTGGGAAGAAGCTGCCGTAACCGTTCGATAACACACAAACTATGTCCGACAAACCTAAGATCATTGTAATTGAGTCTGTGAGCCGCACCCGCCGCCACATCGTCATTGAATACACGCAAGGGGATGAAACCCGTAGTGTGAAAAGCAACGAGAACCCGTTGCCTGAGTTTAATGCCGCTTTGGATGCGCTGATGCCATTGCTGACTCGCATTATTGAGGTGGAAGAAAATTACGAAATAAATGTTAAGATTTATGGCGTAACTATGGGGATGTTGCGTGATGCACGCACCCTACGCATCCATGCCAAGAAAAGCCTAGCTTTGTGTGGTAAGATGATGTCCCTCGATACGCCGCCTGTGCTGTTAAGCACACCGACGACTGAGGGGGGTGTTACTGAACCAATCAGCCCAACTGAAGCCCTATGGGTGGAAGCTGTGTTGGAAGAAGCGAAGCGTTACGTCTTGGGCGAGCGTGCTCAAGGTACGCTTGATCTGGACGACGATGAGGATGAGGAGGAGTACGACCACGACCCTCTGGCATCTGACAACACCGAGCCGTTACCGATGGGTGACGTAGGTAAACCTGCTAAGAAGAAGAAAACCAAAAGCGAATAAGTTCGCCCCTAGCCTGCGGGGTTATGCAGGCACAATTTACTATGAGAATACGAGGAGTAGCCGCACGTCGTCCTGATGTTTACATCAAGCGAGATCACCGAGCTGAGGAAAACAAACGTCAGCTTAAAATTAACCAGTCATCTGTGCTTGTGAACGGTGTACGAGTAGATTTTCGAGGTCGCTTTGTTGGGTATGGCGACATTGACCGTGGGTTGGAGTATTTCAACCGCCGCCGCATGATGAAGCACGAGGATGCCGTATGAGCATTAACCTTGAAGAAACACTGGGACAAATTTGTGCCCGTGTCATTCAGCAGCAACGCACCGATATGCTGGCACAAGGTCAGGTGTTTACCATGAAGCACGTCGCACAGATCATAGACCAGACCAAGAAGCAGATTGATTTGGAGCACACGGGTAAGGATGTGCCACCTCCGCCTGATGCGGTTACAGCATATTCTGCCAGCATTGGCTACCCGTTGGATGGGCAGAAGTGGTGCGATGCCTACGAGCTGAAAGGCTGGTTGGTGTCAGGTAAGACCAAGATGAAGGACTGGAAGGCTGCTGTGCGTAATTGGAAGGCATCTGGCTACGGACAGGGCACAATTACCATAGCGGGCTTCAAAACGGCTGTAAACGAACAGAAACGAGACTACACAACGATTTAATACACACACAACAATGACACGCGCAGACATCCTAATTAAACTACCACGTCGCCAATTGGCTGACATGGTTATCGAGCTTGAGCATCAACTAAACAATTCAGAGGAGCGATCTTTTGATTACGCCGCACGATTGATTCGAGTAGAATCAACGCTTGAGGCACACAAGGAGGCCAGCAAATGAACACACAAGACAACAACGACGGTGGCCCAGCGTTTCCCTCCGATAATTTCGGGCAACCTTCACATGCCGGCATGACCCTGCGCGACTACTTTGCGGGGCAGGCGTTGAATACCATCACAACTAAAGATTATTTCAATACTACGGAGATGGCGCAAAGAGCGTATTACATTGCCGACGCCATGCTCGCCGCACGGGAGGCCAGCAAATGAACCCAACTTATACTACCAATTCCCCAATCTCCTTTCCGTATCCTTCAATAACTTTTAACAATGCGAACCGCGAAGTCCTCCGCATCACCCACGATGGTCGCCTGATTATTGGCGAAGGCTTGTCCACCGATGAAGCCACGCAAGTAGCGGCAAAAATGTTAATTGATGCGTTTGAGGAGCAGATTCAGAAGATGGTGGATGCGCGCATAGCCGCCATAAAGGAGGTCAGCAAATGAATCCATCTAAAATAAATCATTTTTTAGAAACACAATACGGATTTGAATGGGGCGAAATGAAAATTGAGCGTACGGCTAGCGGATCAAAATGGGGATGGGTTGTTACTATTCAAACCTCAAAACAAATTATGGAAATTAGAGCAACTCCAAGTGGAATTATTCGTTTTGGTAAACCCATAAAAAAATGCAAGGAGGTCAGCAAATGAACACTGCACGAGTAACCTCAGCCCCCACCTTGTTTAGCTTATCTTTAGGTGCTGACTTGGGTGATTTAACCTTAGCCCAACTTGCCCAAGCACACGGTAACGCTGACCACGAGTTCAACCGCATGGTAGCCTGCAAATGCACCCGCTGCCAGACAGACCTTGAAGCACCGCAATTGTCGGCTGCTATTGGGGTGGCGTGTGATGAGTGCCGTAAGAAAGCCAAGATTGCTGACTCAATGGAACGCTCACGCATTTATTGGGAAACGCTGTGCCCACCATCGTATCAAGACACTGACAAGAACCACCCTGATTTTCCCAAGCTGCAATACGGTGCAACCCAAGACTACGCAGGTGAAGAAAGCCTGTTCTTCTATGGGCCATCACGCAGCGGTAAGACCCGCATTGCCATGTTGCTCCTCAAACGCTGCCTAGTGCGTTATAATAAGCACGTTGGTGTGTTGTGGCCTGAAGTGCTCAAGAGCGTAAACCACAGCAAAGATGTCCTAGAAATGGTCAAGGCATGGGGCAGGTACGATGTGCTGCTGATGGATGATTCGTTGCTGTCGGGTGCCCACGATGAGCGTGTCACATCCTTCCTCAAGGATTTGCTCGACTACCGTATGCGTTACAAACGGCACAACATCATCACATCACAGATTGGCGGTGATGATTACAAGGCACAGTCAGACAAGTTTAAGAACAGTACCAAGGCTGACATGGAGCGCATCGAGGCACTTCTAAAGCGCATCAAAGAGGTGTGCCGTGTCGTGCCTTTTGTTGAAGCCGTACCAAGCCAAGGTGAACAAAACTTTTAATGTCACATGAACAACCAACCAAACAACTCAACGACCCACACCCAACCAAAGATCGCTTTGTCGGCAGAACCGTCAGCTTTGACTACCTCGTTAGGGGAACTATTCGCAGGCTTGTCGGCACAGTCGAAAAACAAACCTTCATCGGTTACACAGAACAAGGGCACATCCCTGACTACCACCTCATCGTTAGAGGCAACAGCGGTAAAGCTGTCACCATAAGCCTAGTCGAAAATTACACGCTATTTTCTCCATGAAACAACTCACCACCAATGAAGCTAAACTTAAACGCATTGTCCAAATTCGTACTGAGCTGACCAATCTTGAACAAGAACTGTTCAACTCATTCAAAACCGAAGGAGGTGAGTTAGATTTTGCCCCACCAGCCGTACGCATCTGCCAAGAGATCGTATGCCATCATTTTCATCTGCCATTGAATGCCATGACATCGCCCATCCGTACCGCTTCCTTTAGCCGTGCTAGGCAGATTGCCATGACGATTTGTTCAGAGCTGACCAAATATACCCTAACTGAGATCGGGGATGCGTTTAATCGAGATCATGGCACGGTGATACACGCACAGAAAGCTGTTTCTAACTGGTGCGCTACCGACACCATGTTTGCTGAACAATACAAGAACCTCAAAAAAGTAACCAGTCAGCAGTACGCTGAGAAGTTAAACAAATGAGCAATGAAGTCATCGAATCCGAAGGTGAGTCTTTCGTGTACCAAGTTGCCTCTCGCAGCAAAGCAGGTCGCCGTTACCGTGTGGACATCACAGCCAACAAAGGAGCCATGTGGTGTGCCTGCACCGATTGGAGTACCCGCCGCCAACCCGCCCTAGACCGTGGTGAACCACGTTTAACCCGCAACACCACCTGCAAGCACGCTCGTGCTGCCCTACGGTATTTCTGCCTGCAAATCCTGCCTAAACTCGACAAACAATGAACTTACGACCTATCCGCATCCTTGCCCTTGATATGGCTACTACCACAGGGTATGCCATCCTAGCCAGCGATGTGCTGACATCCGGTAGCCAATGCTTCGCCAAGCAAACTGCCACCAAAACCCGTGCTGCTGCCCATGTAGGTGCCAGTCATGCCATGTTTGATAACTGGCTAACTGAAATGCTGCATGGCCCACGTTACGATGAGATCGTGTATGAAATGGCTGGCTTCTTCAAATCTGCCGCTGCTGTGCAGGTGTGCGTTGGCTTCCGTGGCATCCTCCTAGCCCATGCCGCCAAACACAACATCCCGCTTTACAGCTACTCACCCTCAGCCGTTAAGAAGTTCTGGACAGGTAAAGGTACAGCCAAAAAGCCTGAAATGATTGCCAGAACCAAACGCGAATACCCCAACCTCGACATCACCGATGACAACGAGTGCGATGCGATAGCCCTACTCAACCTACACTTGACCCAATGATTGTTTACCCGCCACCACCCATGCAACCATCAGCAGAACACCGTACAATTGAATTTAAGGAGGATATTATTGCCAAGGCAGGCATAGACCTAGATGTGCTGTTAAACTGCTTAGAAATGGTGGAGAACGGCAAACCAAGCGACCCCGGTGGTGTGCTGTGCTGGACTAAGAAAGCATGGGTTGAAGATGCTGGTAAATTTATCCCTTACAATTTAACCGCAAACAACGAAACCTCACGCTTGTTTGCACGTGCTCGATTGCGCCGATTGGCTGGTATGCTTTGCAGAACCCAAAACATCAGCCCATACAGCCTAGCTTTGCTTTGGAACAAGGGCTTTGTTGGCACCCTGCGCGTACTTGATTCATACGGTGCCTTGAAAAATGACTACGGCATCCGAGTGTCCAACCTCTACTACGACACCAAAAGTAAGGCATAAAAAAGCCAAGGAGGGTTAGTTGGTTCCCGCATCCTTGGCTTAGTTCAAACTGTTTGATCGCGCTCGCTTACCCATAAGTTAGCACACGTTGCTAACTCGTCAATGGTTATTTGCGTTTACCCTGCACAGGTCGATGCCACGTTTGAATCCTGATTCCTGCGGGAGAATTTGCTGTGCCCGTGAACCTTTCCAGATGCCCAGAAGCGAGTCCGCGTCGCAGGTATTGGTGTGCGGTGCCGATGGCTATTTTTAACGATTCAGCAAACTCTTCTGTCGTCATCCACCCGTCACCTTTTGGTTCGCGTGTCTTTGCCGAGAGTAACGAACGCAACTCAACCGCCCAATTAGGCGTGGTAGGTTTGGATTTCTGTCGCGGCATAAAATTGTCCTTCAATGTTTCGTGTCTGGAAAAACTGATATGTTTCGTCTGGAAACAAAAGACCGTACGCCCAGCCCTGTGCCCAGCGTAGCTTTCCAGTTTTCTTGTTCACGTAATCCATATCGCGTTTGCATAGGCAACCAATGCTTCGCGCTTCGGCAGGTTCACGCGATGCCACCGACGCGACCTCGATGGAATGAATGTGGCCGTGGGCACAGTTTCCATAAATTGCTGCGTGCAAGCGACACGCGCCGACGCCCGCATGAAATCCGTGCAGCACCGAAAGTTTTCCAAGTTTGAGAACACCTAGATCAGAATCGTATGGTAGCATCTTTGCTCGGCATTTCTTCACCGTCGTCTCAAGTTGTTTGATGCCGTCGTTGGCATAGTCGCGGATTACGCCAGTTGCGCTGTTAGCAAAATCGTAAATGCGTTCGTCGTGATTGCCGCGCATGAAACGATTGATCGTGCCGCCGTCGAAGAAGCGACGAAGGAAATCATTCCCTTGCTCCCAGTCATCAGCCAGCGATGCGGCTTTCTCCTCGTCACTCGCACCTTTGCGTAGGTTTCTAAAGTCATAGTTGTCGCCTGCGTGTATGCGTATCTCAGGTTTCCAATCACGCATAAACGACCACAGCGCACCAACACTAGCTGCATCTGCCATGTCGCCGTGGTTATCGCTAACAACCACGAAACGCTGGGCGTGCTTGGACATTTTATTTCCTATTCTTTTTCTTACTAACTTTTGATCTGCCACCAATCCACGGTGCCACTGCAAACACAATACCCAGTCCAGCCGCTACGCTGGCAAAACGCTCAAATGTAAGCAAAGCCGAGTCTGCTGCATTTTTGTGTGTACGGGATATGGATAGCTTACCCAAAAGCAGTTTGTTAATTAACTCAGTCATGGGGTCGATTACCCCATAAAGTTCTGCTGTCATGGCTGGTGAGTTTAACGTGTCTATTTGCCCTTTATCACACGCTTCCCGTGTCTTCTGCAAATAGGCTTTAACCAACTTGTGCTGGGCTACAATTTCTGAAGGATGACCAAATTCGGCAATCAATCGCTCTGCTTCTAATTCCAGTTTGGTCAAAGAATCACAAAACTCTTTTGAGTTAATTAAACCCTTACTTGCCTTGGCCTGACCATCAACGATTGCCAAACCGTAGATGTCAAAAAGCGGACTCAGCACGTTGCTGGTAAGGGCAAACTCTTTATCGCTTGCTGCAATGTTCTCCGATACCTTTTGCACCGTCATTACTCCTACGCCTGCAAAACAGATAACAGTTGCGGCCAACGCAGCGGTAATGACTTTCGGGTTCATTTCTTCAAGAGCTTGCTTGGATTCTTGGAATACCGTTTCGCCAGAGTTGTTAGCCCGTCAATAATCTCAGGTGAGATAACGCCTGCTACGCCATAGGTAATTGCTTTAACAAATGAGCTAACCTCAATTTGCTCGACGACAAACCACGCGATGCTGCTAACGATAGCAGCCATGAAGATGCGCCGAACACTGTTCCAAGCTGTGCCCCCAATAGGGTTGGCAAGCAGCCTTGCAGTCATGCCAGCCCCACCAATGACAGCGGTAAGCCACCCCGTCTCTTTCCAGAGTTTTGCCACTTCCATGAGGTCTTTGGGTTCGTTCATTTTTTAGACCTCATCTCCATGATTTTCTCAAGAGTTCTGCCACCAAAATAAAACGACATCACAAGCATCCCCCATTGACCTAAAAGTTCTACAAACGCATCGCCAACGTCAATTGCCGTACCATCAAGAATGGCGAGCACAAGATACGCCGTAAGGATGTAAGCCAGCGTGATTGGGCGAATGTTTTTTGCCATCCACGAATCAGAACTCATATCCGATTCGGCTCGTTTTGTGAGATTGTCTTGCTCGGTCTTGTACGCTTCAAGGTCAGCGTTCATCTTCGCCAATTCGCCGTTCTGAGCCAACTGAGCAAGGTCTAGTTGCGCCTTAGCTTTGGCCTGTGGGTCAGGAATTAGCTTGTCGATCAGCTTTGTGCCGATGCCTAGAATTTCAGCGATTGGTAACATGGTTAGACGGCTTTAGGGTTGGTGAGACGACGGAATAGGAAATACGGCAACCAAATGAACTTTGGTATCTTGGTGAAAGCGACGTTGGTATTCTGCACAAACGGCATCTCTGCGTCCCAGAGCTTAACGCGAATCGGCTCCCCATCGGGCGAGCAACAGTTGATTAGGGACACGTTGCGCGTCGGAGCACGGCCTCGCGTCCAATAATTGTCATACTGGCCCAACTCGACGGTGCCGCTGATGACGCAGTTATTGAGTTCAAATCCGTCAATGGCTCCCTTCACCGTCGTTGACCCTTGAATCGTGCAGGACTGAATCAGGTAATTGCTACCGCGCACACAGTCGATAGAATCCTCGCGGCTGGCGGGGATGGTCAAACCGCGAGCGGTGAGACCCTCCACGTTGCTGCATTTGAACAGGTCGTCGTACTCTTTCGGGTTCGACGGCGCTTGCCAGTCCTCAGACGTAACCAGCTTGCCGTTGTCTTGTGGGCCAACGTAGCTTCGCCAGTTCGTGTCGGAGGTGCCAGCCATATTACTCGGATTTCTTCTCTTCCTTGGGCTTCAAGGCTTCGACGAGCACTTCCGCACTCTTGCGGATGATTTCGTGTTGCTCGGCTGGCAGAGGAGCTAGGCGGGCGGCGGCGTATAGGTTGTTGAGGGCTTGTTCGGTATTCATGTGTTTTAGTTGGATTCGAGTGCGGCGACACGTTGGCGAAGTGCTTTTAATTCTGCAACCAGAATAGGAATGAGTGCCGAGTCGCTACGCTGCCATTGCTTCGTAATTGTTTCTGGGTCTTCGTCGCCTACGCTTACCGCGCCGATGTGAGCAAAGATTGGGTCTGCGGCGTGTTCTTCTTGAGCAATAAACCCTACGACGTTCTTGCCGTTCTCATCGCTGTTCTTCCAGTCGAATACGCGAGGTTTGAGACTGTCGATTAGACGGCCCGAATCCGTGAAGTCGCGGAGGTTTTCTTTGAGGCGACCGTCTGAGGTTGTGTTGTAAACAACAGCGTTGGTTGTGGTGACGCGAGTGATGGAGCCGATGCTTGCGCCGTCCGCTTTTCTAAAAGCGGCGAACACTGCGTTTGATTGATCGGCGGAATCCTTGAGCGAAATGCCGTCGATTGTGTTGCCCGTGAACGTGGTGCGGATGCTGGCTGCTTCGGTTGCTCCGCCGACCGCGAGTTGACCCGTCACGGCGAGTCCGGTGGAGGAGAAGCGTGCGCGTTCGTTTCCACCTGTGGTAATTGCAAGAGTGTCTGCCGCTGGTGTAAAAATACCCGTGTTTAAGTCTCCTGTCCACGCATAGGTTGGGTTTGCTTCGGTGGATATAACAGACCTAATAAACGCACCATCATTGTTTAGACAAGTTAAGCAATTTGTATCAAATTGCATCCAATTTCCTACGCTGTTAAAACGCGCAAATCCGGCGACATCTAGTTTTACCGCAGGACTCGTCGTCCCAATGCCGACGTTGCCTGCGCCAGTGATGCGAACTTTTTCGCTTGGGGCGGTAGTCGTCCAATTTGAACTAGTTGCAAACACCATATCCTGACTAAGCAAACTAGCATTACGGATAACCGATATATATCCAGCATCATACGCTTGGTCTGCGTTTGCCCATGTAATCTTGGCCCCGTTGTCAGCGGCATTGCCGGAGTTATCGAGCCTGAGAAGTTCAACGACCGAGCTTGATGAGGAACGGACGTGAAGTTTTGCGGCAGGGCTAGTTGCGCCAATGCCGACGTTGCCGCCATCCGTTATACGCATTTTCTCGGAACCACTCCGTACAAAAAATGCCATGTACGGATTGTTGCTGTTATAAGATGCGCCTACTTCACCCCAAACAGTTCCACCACCATTAAATGCAATTTTGGATGCACTAGCTGCGTTGGTGCTTGGATTTGTTGCGGTGATTGGAGTTGAAAATCCAGCAACGCTATCACTTGTAACAACGAGTCCGGTGGAGGAGAACGTGCCAACGGTTGAACGTGAACCAAAAGCTCCTACTTTTACGCTTACGCTTGTTTGACCACCAATAGTTAGCGGATGATTTGTTCCGGTTTCAACCACGCCATCTAGCGTCGTCGTCGGATTTTTTAATACCAGTGAACGAGTTCCGGTTTCAGAAATAGTTACTACCGTTTGCGTGTCTGCTACTGCATTTTGAAACGTAGCACCCGTCGCGCTCAACGTCGTAAACGCGCCCGTGGATGCCGTAGTCGCGCCCACCGTGCCGTTGATGTTGATGGACGCCGTGCCTGTAAGGTTCGTGACCGTGCCGCTTGTAGGCGTGCCCAGAGCACCATTAAACAACACCGGAGCACCCGCGCTGCCAGTATTAACCGCCAGAGCCGTAGCGACGCCCGTGCCGAGACCTGAAACGCCTGTGCTGATGGGCAGACCCGTGCAGCTCGATAGCGTGCCGCTGGAGGGCGTGCCGAGAATCGGAGTTGTAAGCGTTGGACTCGTTAGAGTCTTGTTTGTGAGCGTATCCGTCGTGGCCTTACCAACGAGTGTATCCGTCGCGTCTGGCAGCGAGATCGTGCGGTCAACGGTCTGCGTGCTCGACAACATCGTGCGCGTGTTCGTCGTGCCGCCCGCAGCGTTAAACATGATGCGCTTGGTTTCATCCACGCCATCAGTCACATTGACATATCCGCTCGCGCC